TGGTGCACAGCCCACTGTTGATGACGTGGCAACACGCACTGCGACGGATTGTTACATGCGCGGTATCAAAGAGCGCATTGAGATCCAAACTTCCGGGTCTTCGGCCTGGGAGTGGAGACGTATCTGCTTCACATTCTACTCGAACCACTTTTATTTGTTCAACGACGATCCCGTGCAGAACGGCACAGCCGTGCGGTACAACATCGAAACCAACACTGGCGTCAACCGAGCTCTCACTTTTTTCAACCGGGGTAATGCAACAGACGATGCATTGGTCACGCAGCTACTTGCATACGTATTCAAGGGTGCACAAACTGTTGATTGGAACAACGAAATGACGGCCAAGACGCACAATGATCGCGTCCGTATCAAGTATGACAAGACCATCACCATTCGGTCTGGCAACGACGCTGGTGTGATTCGCAAGTACAACAGGTGGCATGGCATGAATCACAACCTCACTTACGACGAGGACGAGTCAGGTGGTGTGGTCAACGACGGTGTCATTTCTGCTGCTGTCAATCGCAGCATGGGCGACTACTACATCCTCGACATTTTCAAGCCCAGTCTCGCTGCTCAGGATACTGAAGAAAGTATGACATTTGAACCTGAAGCTACTCTGTATTGGCACGAACGATAGACTGTTGTAGATGAATGAACAAACAATTTCCCTCCAACCATTCAATGTCTGTCTGTGACAAGTGTGCCTCGTTTCTCGGGTCATCGTTTGATAACCAGATGGCCGGCTTCCCCCATGTGATTTTCATGGGGTCTTTGTACATGACCTTGACCTGGAACTGCATTTGACAGCCTAACCAGTTCTTGAATTGTGGAACAAATTTCAGACCCCCCATGTCGTCGAACACTGCATATGCACACTCTGCATGACGCATGGCCTCAGCCCCGCTGTACAGCCCGCAGAAGTACATGTGTCTGCCTAATGATCTAGCCCACATTGTCTTTCCAAGCCGAGTTCCACCAAACAACACGAGCGATTTCTGCCTTTGCAAGTCAGCGGTGAGTCCCGTAGGGCGAGAGGGCGGCCGGAGGCCCCCGGAAAACCCCACCCGTGGGTCCGACTGAGGACCCCGAAGAGGGGGGGGGATGCTTACCTGCCGTCTACTCCAGGTTCAGTTCCTCGTATGTTTGCTGCAGCCCATTCACCCAGCTCTGGTACTCCTTCAGTTGAGAAGTGAACTCCTCGAGGTGTTGAGTACTGGGTTTCATTGGGCTTGTACCGCCACGCCACGTACTGTCGGAGGCTTGGAAAGTTGCGAAGCAGCATACCTGGAGCCATCTCTCGAACAGTTTCCCAAAACGATTGCTCATCGTCGCATGCGAGGATTTCAGCCATTGCATGATCAGATGATCCATTTCTCTTCTCTTGTCCTGGTCTTCCCAGTCCTCCGCAAACAACATCTCCATCCTTGATGACATAGTCGTACCCCCTTTCTGGAGTTCCTCGAGATGGTTCGATGTTTGGGTGATGACCTGACACATCAAAGATGTCGGCACGTCGATGTTTTCTTTTCTTGCCAAAATCGGCGAAAACGTGCAGATGAGTACCTCCATCAGCATGATTCTCTCTTGCAATGATACACTCAGCTTCCAGTGATGTAAAATGATCGAGCACTGCCCAGGGATCCAGTCCATCGCATTGAGCATAAGTGAGGAGGGCATATCTGGCATGAAATGTGAAAGACATCTGTCTCCGTGAGGACCTGTGCAAAACTAACCTTGTAGCACAGGGACGGGGACACAGCACCCTATAAATACCCGTCCCTCCTCACTTTTTGCGCTCAGCAAACATGGCCTCAAACATCACACCACCACAAACTCCGACGCACAATGGCATACCGCTTCCGGGCATCTGGCTCAGGCAAGGCCGGGCAACGCCGGTATGGACGTTTCACCCAACGCTCTCGCGTCATGGGGCGCAGATTGGCTGCCCGACGCCCGACGGTGAAGCGCAGACGACCGGTCAGGCGCATCACGAGGCGCAGGATACTCAACGTGTCGACTCGAAAGAAGCAGGACAACATGCAGCCGATGAACATCAATGTAACCGGTCCAATCGCGACCCCGGTTCCGGGTCGACGTAGCATGGCAGCTGCAGATGGCTTGCATATGTGCTTGTTCAATGCAACCTGGCGGCCCAAGCTTACCCAAACAGGTGGTGCACAGCCCACTGTTGATGACGTGGCAACACGCACTGCGACGGATTGTTACATGCGCGGTATCAAAGAGCGCATTGAGATCCAAACTTCCGGGTCTTCGGCCTGGGAGTGGAGACGT